TTTCAGACCCAGAATGAAGATGTTCATTGTTTAAGGTTCGGTAAATGGTTGATCGATGGACGTTTAATGCTTCGGCAATCTGCTGAGCGCTGACGCCTTGGCTCGCGAAGGCTAGCATCATTTGCTTGTCTCCGCCAGTTAGCTTCGATGCTTTTGCGGGCGCGTACGAGAAATGATATGGGTTTACACATCGTTTGTTCTTGCACGTCATCTTGACAAAGTTATCTCTGTTCATGTCCATGTAATCCAGGATCACTGGTCGGATGTAAAACCGTTTGTTGAATAAATAAATTGCAGGACATCCGTTTGTATAAGAACTACTCCACTCAAAACATTCAGTATGGCTAAAGTCGCTATACGCTAGTTTTTTAAACAAACTACAGATTTTTGTTTGTTTTAAGTTATTTATTTCATAGTTCAACTTAAATTTGTCAACGCAAAGTGCTCGACTTATATCAGTCGCTTGAGCTTGCGCGTGGTTATTGTCGTTTGCTTCTACTATTACTGTTTTTTTTGTTTTATTTGAGTACAACTCAAGTGTATATTTTTTTGTTTTTTGACTCACTTGTTGTGAACTACTCTAATTTAGAGTAGCTCCTCTTTAGAAATTGCCAAGGCGGCGGAACACAGCATCCGGGATTGTTTGACCTTGACCTCGAACAGCGTTTGCCGTGGCGCGGATTTGCTCATCGGTGTAACCCTGTGAACGCATCGCATCAACATCTTGCCCACCGAAAATTCCCTGAGCACCGACGTCACTTGCACCAGACAGATAATCTCTAGCATATTGCTGAGGATCTGGCCCCGATGCCGTCGATTGAGGAGATGTCAGTGTACCTCCTAAACGGTTGTAAACAGCTGCTGGGGTTTGCTGTGTTTCGCTGCTCATTTGAGCAACTTCACGAATTGTCGGATCTCCTACTCCTTGAGCACGAAGATAGTCGACGTCTTTTCCGCCAAACAAACCCTGTTCTCCTTGGTCATACATGCTGAAGTTTTTAAAAATATCTTGTGCAGACATTTCGGACAAAGATTTCGGCGCTTCCGGCGTGGGCGTTTCAGGTGCTTCTGCCGAAGCTTCAGGTGCTTTTTGTAATTCCATTGTCAAATGCTCGTTTCCAAGCACTGTTTCTTCGACAGTTGGCCTTCCTCCGGTCCTGTACCCAAGAACATTCCCTCGACCTTTGTAGGTTGCAGACCTCATGCGAGCGGGTTCAGTGGCTCCAAATTCTTTAACAATTCCTTCAGAGGTATCTTCGTCTAGGCCGTATTTTTCAGCAAGCTCTTTTGCAGAGAGTCCGAAACGAGACCCTGCCATCACTGGCATCATGAAAGTAGGAGCAGCCATTAATCTCGCCTAAGCCTTTAATTTAGTTTAGTTACTATTAGTATACCCTGAGGGTTTATAGCCAGCAAAGACAGGAGCTGACTTTTCTTCTTGTTTTTGCATTGGCTTAAATCCAGCAAACGGAGTTACAGCCTGGAATCCGCTTGTCGAGCGAGCTTTTCCCATGGCTGGGATACTTCCCTTTTTACTCAAATTTTTTAAATCAGGGAAATAGTCTGTTAAGTAAGAAGAAGGTTCTTTTTCTTCTTCAAATGCTCGCGAGAACACTTCACCTGCGTAACGAATAGCCATAAAAGTTACCCCTGTTTCCTTATTTTAACTGTCTTCGTTACTGATAAAAAATCGTTTGAGGCCAAACCCAGGACCAACTGTTGATTTGAGCACGCGCATGATTCGCTTGGCTTCTTCGTGACACGTAAATAAACGAGCTTTGTCCCGCGTGGGCACAAACTCAACAAGCTTCTTTTTTTCTTGGTTTAAAGCGTCTGAAACGAATTCATCACCCTTGATGATGACCCAGACCTCTCTAAATTTGAGGAGAGGCATACGTTCGACCTCGTCGCTGGTGTACAGACGCCCCCGGTATCTTACTTTGTTTTTGCTTTTTAGGCTGATCTTTTTAGTTTTTTTCTTATTTTGTTCAAAATTTGACTCAAATTTTTTGGTGAGTGTGAATTTTTTTAGCAGTTTTCTAGCTGCGTTAGCGGCAGGCAACGCTGAGTCGAAGGATTCGGCTGTTATAAACATCCCGTCGTCTACACGAAAACAGCCAACGTACAGATTGTCATCTGTCCTCGCGGTGAAAATAGGCTTGTCCTGAATCACCTCAACTAGCTTCATTGTTGATTCGTTTTTTCGTGTAGCAATCATAACGCAAAATTAATTTTTAGCTATATATTTTTATTGTTATTTGCAGTTTTTACAGTTACACACAATACTTTCAAGATCATTCAATTCACGACCTTTCTTATCCCACCCCAGCTCAATCCATTTTTCATTAACCACGCGGGCCGCTTCTATTTTGCAGACAAAGTAGCCGAGGTGTTTTCGCTTCCTATTTTCCTGCACAGACGCTATCCACTTCCCGCTCGACTTATTCCAGCACACCCCAACCACGCCACTGGTGTTGTTTCTTCGTTTCGACCTATTAACTGCTTGAATTAAACCATCAATATCTAGTCGTAAATTTTGTGCATTATTGTTCAACGAATTCCGGTCTATGTGATCAACCTCAGCATTGACTGTCTCATCACCTGTTGTCATGCAGTAGATAATACGTGATGCTAAGTGTCGGACCCCGTCTATTCCGACAATCCAATCCTTCCGCTCTGGATTAGTCGTAGCCTGCTGTAGAGTCCCCGCCACACTCCCGGCCCGAGCAGTTCCTGTCCTATCCACCTTCCAAACCAGCCCAGACCAGATTCCATACTTTTCCTCTGGAATCTCAACAATTTCGAGCAGCTCGTTCAACCGCTCGATCGTCGGCAGCGCCCTCTTGGCTTTCATTTTATTTTGCCTCCGCCCAGTTGGTGCCGATTTCGGCGTCAGCTTTTGCAGGTACGGTTTTTAAAATTTTCTCCGCAGCTGTTCTCATACAGTGCTCCAGTACTTTCTTGTAGTGCTCTGCTTTTTCAGTTTTTGCTTCGATGACGATTTCATCGTGGACGCATGCAATTAAGTGGCAGTCTTGGTTCAAGTGTTCAGCAAGGTTTGCTATGGAAAGCTTTAGAATATCAGCGCCCGCACCTTGAATCAAGGTATTAGCCGCTACCATGAAACTGGCGTCATCATATGACAACAAACGCCTGCGGCCTATGGGTGTTCTGACGTAGCACCAGCCGTCAGCAACTAGCGCAGCACGCTCTTTATGCCATTCTCTCAAACGTGGATATGCCCTGTGGAACGCAGCGTGGGCGAGCTTGGCTTCCGACAGCGTAAGCATCTTGCCGCTTTGAGAAGAATAAGTCTTATAACGACGGAAACCCATGCCATACAACAGAGCAAAGTTAAGAGTTTTACCGTCCTGTCGCTGGTTTTTTGTGACGTCCTTTAGTGGAATGTTGTAGATCAAACTTGCGGTAACTGTATGAAGATCGTGTCCGTTCTGGAAAGCCTCAATCATTTGCGGAATATTGATGAGCTCAGCGCCGAGCCTCAACTCGATTTGGCTGAAGTCACAAACGATCAGCGAGTAACCTTCGGTCGACACAAAGCACTCGCGGAACTCTTTCCCACGTGGCACCTGCTGGATGTTGACACCAAAATCTTTCTTGACCTTTGATGCCGCTGTTCGCTTGGCCCCGGACGAGGTAAACCGTCCGCTGTTAGCTCCGTATTGGCGGTAGCCGCTGTGGATCCTGTGCGTAACAGGATTGATATTTTCGATCAGTTTTTCTACGTGCTCAAGTTTGGTTTCGATTTTTGTCCTCTGTCGGTATAAATTTAAAGTTTCATCGTCGCTGTTGAACTCAGCCAACGTTACCTGATTAAGTGTTGATTTTCCAGTTCTTGAGTCCAACGGCGTAGCAACTCCGATCGTTTTGAGGCACTTAAGGACTTGAGCTCGGGATCCAGGATTAAATTGTTTCTTTGCGTTTTTGCCGATAGCCAAAGATCCATCGATCTCACGCGGGAGTCTAGATCCATCAGGTAACCGAGAATCGAGCGACTCACAGAATACTTTAGTGGCTTTGTCAAGCTCTTTGCTTATCTGACATTTTAGTGCTGTTAACTTGCTGAGATCCACACCAAACCCTCGATAGCACATGAGTGCCACA